GCCGCGAGCGTGCCCATGATGCAGGTGGCCGTGGACATCGCGACCTGCTCGCCCTCGTTGACGAGGTTGCCGGACAGCAGGCCGGAGAGGAAGTCCGCATGCTCCATGATGAGGCCGTTGTCGTCGCTGTTGGTCCAGAAGGGGTCGCGCTCGCTCTTGGCCCTCCAGGGGAGGTCCTTGACGATGACGTCGCGGGTGCTGAAGAGATCGCGCATGGTGCATCCTCTGAGCCTGGGGTCGTTGCGGCAGATGAGGCCGAAGTTGTACGGGCTGGCGAGGAAGTTCTTCTTGCGCTCGTCCATCTGCATCTGGGACGTCCAGCTCATGTCGGTCGTCTCTGCGATGGAGTCGAACTCGTCGTTGAGGCTCTGGAGCTTCTCCTTGGATATGAGCGCGGAGGTCTTCTTGTCAGCTCTGGCGAAGCGCTCCATGGAGACGAAGGACGGCAGGCGGTTGACCGGTGTGTCCGGATCCGCCTCTTTGTCCTCGCCGGCGAAGCGGTGCAGGCGCACCAGGTCGAAGGCGTTGACCAGTTGCTCGCAGCAGGGGTCGGTGCCGTGGTGGCTGTAGAGGAACTTGTCGTCGTAGACGATGGCGCCGGCCTCCGTGGATCCTTCTGTATAGGTCCAGCGGTCTGGGTGTCCGGTCGGGGTGTATTTCTCGCTGAGGAAGGCCTCGATGGCCTCGGTGATCGTGTAGGCGCGGCAGAAGGCTCCGATGGTTCCCTGCTTGAGCGTCGGGTCCTCCTGGCGTGCTCCGTGGCCGGCGGTGAGGCGCAGCACGCGCTTGCTCATCGGCCACTCTGTGACGTCGTGCCAGTTGTCGTAGGCATTGAGGATCTTGTCGGGGTCTATTTCCTTGCCTTTGCCCTCGCGGAAGACGTACTCGCCGTCGCGGCTCGCGCTGGGCCAGTACATCAGGCGGCTCGGCTCGTAGGTGGAGTCGTCGAAGAGGTCAATGCCTACGGTGTCGGCGAGGCTGCGGGCGATGGGGATGTATTCGTCCGGCGTGACCATACGGCTCAGGGGCAGGACGAGGCGCAGGCGCACGGTGTCGGGTGTGTGGCTGTGTGTTGAGTAGACGCACCAGGCGTTCCCGTAGAAGCAGTCCTCGATGATGTCGAGGGTGCTGGGCGTTCCGTAGTCGATGTCAAGGGTGACGAGGCTGCGGGCGGTGACGTTCTCGGCCTTGCGGTTGCCGTTCTTGATGATGCCTCCGACGAAGCCTCCGACGTCCTTGATCTTGCCGCGCTGGGCCTTCGTCATGGCCTTGTACTCCTTGACGGTCTCAGCGGTGCGCTTGCATTTCTGCAGGCGCGCCGTGAGCTGCTCCCAGCTGGCTGTCTTGTTCATCCACTGGGTGTCCGTTCTGGAGGTTCCGGTTGCTATTTCGTATTTGTCCATTGTTCTGATCTTAGAGGTTGACATACTTGCCGGCCTTGACATCGTAGCCCCGGCTGCGGAGCTCGTCGACCAGCTGCTGGTCCGTGTAGGGCTCGAGGCTCTTGACGGGGATGCTCTCGCCCGGCTTGATGAGCTTGCGCTTGCCGTCTATGAGGACGAACTTGCTCCCGGCCGGGAACTTGCTGCCGACTCGGCGCTTCGGCGCTTCGGCGTTTGCTTCGTCGTTTTGGGCCCTCTTTTCCTCTCTGGCGGGCTTTTCCGGTTCGGATGGTGTCTCGGGTGTCTTGACCTCATTCACGTCGGATTTGGCCTCTTTTTGGCCTTTCTCGGGCTGGGCGCTGTTACGCTCGACGAGGATGTAGTCATTGCCGGTCCAGTTCTTGACGATGATGTCCGGGGCGATGGCTGCCTGGATGGTGCCGTATTTCGTGATGAGGTATTCCAGGCCGCTGTTGCGGTCTTTGATCTTATCGCCTACGCGCAGGTCGTGCCATGCGCAGTCTGTCTTGCCCGTCTGGGCGCCTTTTGTCATTGTTGCCATTGTTATCGGTATTTTGATTGTTTTGATTTTGAGTTCGTGGAGTGGTGCCATGCTGACTGACGCTCTGAAGATGAAGTTGTCAAAGGTTCCCATGTCTTGCATCCCATTTGAGCACGAGGGCGGCGCGGTAGTTGCCGTCTTTGTGTCGGTAGACGTTCTGGACCTCAACCTTGAGGACGTAGAGCGCGTTGATCTCGTCGTCTGTGAGTCCGGTGCAGGCGCGCATTTCGGTGTATTGCGCGGCAATGGCGACGCGGGCGTCAGGGCCCCAGGCCTGGTCGACGATGTTGAAGGTGTTGAACATCCCGGTCTGATCTTCGGCCTGCTTGACGCTGGTAACGAAGACGGGGTCTTCGGGGATCCTGAAGAAGCCGAGGTTGCGGGGCTTTTGTCCGCGGAGGATGACGGGGCTGACTTTAGCCTCTGTCTGGTTGGTTGTCTCCTGGGGTACGTCGACGAGGGCGATGGTCTCTGTGTGCTCGTCGTCGAATTCAATTTTCGTTAGATAAACTCGTGACATATTGTAATGTGTTTTTTGGTTGTTGTTGTTGTTCGTTGATGATTTCTGTGTATTGCTCTATTGTCAGGTGGTCGAGCCTTGGCCGCTTGGCTCTGATCCAGTTCTTGAGGTCTTCGACGGCCGCCCTCTCGTAGTCTGTCATTTTAGTCCTTGAGGTAGTAGGGTGTCGTATAGCCTGCGCCCTTCAGTGGCAGCCCTTCGGCCCATTCCGGTGTGATGCTGAAGAGCTTCGTCAGTGTGTCGAGGTCCCAGGGGAGGTCGGCCTCAACAATGAGCTCGTCGTGGACGTGGAAGATGATCGGCAGGCCGGCGGCCTCCACTCGGCTCATGGTCTCGGCGAGGCAGTCGCGGGCGGTGGCCTGGATGACGTTCTCGGTGAGCTTGCCTCCGTAGGTCTCGACCCAGCACCATTTGTGTGTCTCCTGGTTGACTCCGTGGAACTTGAGGCTGGCGTTGCTGAAGCGGTTGATGCAGGGCTGCATCTCCGGATAGCTGATGAGGCGCCCGCTCGGGAGCTGGATGGTCATCGTCCGGCCGTACATCTTGAGGGTGAGTGGTCCTACCTGTGTCGTGACTCCGGTGAGTACTGTCTTCTTGGCTGCTGCTTCGAGCTGGCCCCAGAGGCGGACGATGTTGGGGTTTGCCTCGCGCCATTTGCGGACGATGTCGGCCTCCTCCTCTTGGGTGAGTCCCATGCGCTGGCCGCCCATCGCGTCGAGGGCGCTGACGCCGCCGCCGTAGCCGAGGGCCAGGACTGCGATCTTGCCCTTCTGTCTGAGCTCAGCGTTGGGGCCGTGCTTCTCCACTGGGACGTGGAACATGTTGGACGCTGTGGCGCAGTAGATGTCGCCGCCTTTGCGGAAGACGTCGAGTACCCATTCCTCGCCGGCCATCCAGGCGATGACGCGGGCCTCGATCGCGCTGAAGTCGCAGACGGCGAGGGTCTTGCCTTCAGGTGCGACGAAGGCCGTGCGGATGAGCTGGCTGAGGACGTCGGGGACGTTGCCGTAGCCGAGCTCCAGGAGGTCGAGGTCGTCGGCCTTGACGGCCTGGCGCGCGAAGTCAAGGTCGGGGATGTGGTTCTGCGGGAGGTTCTGGACCTGCACCAGGCGTCCGGCCCAGCGGCCCGTCCTGGATCCGTAGAATTGCACGAGGCCGCGGACGCGGTTGTCGGGTCCTGCGACGTCTGCCATCGCGGTGTATTTCTTGCAACTGGTCTTGCCCATCTCGGAGCGGATCTGCAGGATGCGGAGCACTCGCTTGTCGCTGATCTGGGAGACGAGATCGGGGATGTCCTTCTTGTTGAGGGTCGGCAGCTCCAGTCCGGTCTGCTCGTAGATCCAGGCCTTGAGCTGGGTGACGCTGTTGGGGTTGCTCATGCCGGTGAGTCTGATGGCTTCGGCGTTGAGGCGTGCCTTGTAGATGGTGTCCATGCGCTCGGCCTTGTGGACGAGGTCCATGTCGAGCAGGGCTCCGCGGTCGTTGATGTTCTGGTCGTAGGCGTAGAGCTGCTGCTCGAATTCGCTGACCGGGTACCAGTCCGTCATCTTGCAGATCTCGCGCTCGACGTCGACGTCCCTGACGCAGTAGTCCTTGAAGACCCTCCATTTGTCGGGGTGGTCTTCTGGGAGGATCCGCTCTGATGTCTTGCCGAACATGCCGGCGCTCTCTGTCACTGCGTGCGGTGTGCAGAAGAGCTTGATGAGGGCTTTGCCCTCTTTCATTTTCTGCTCCGGCAGGCCGAGTGCAGCGCCCGCCTGGTCAAGGCTCGCGGGGAGTCCGCAGCGGACGCACTGGACCATTGAGCAGCGCCAGCTGATGGGGTTGAGCCATCCTTTGTGGAGGCCGAGCCTCTGGAGCTCGATGCTGAGACAGATGCGCTCGAAGGTCGCGTTGTGGGCGTGCTTCGTGACGTTGTCGTCCAGCAGGGCCTCGATGCAGTCCTGGGGGATGCTCTCGCCGCAGGCGAGGTCTGCGATCTGTGTGGGTTCGTCGTCGCGTGAGTAGGCAAAGAGCAGGATTTTGAAGTCCGGGTGCATTGCGTACTTGTAGGCCCCGGTGTCCGCGATTGGCTCCGGGCTGTAGGTCTCGATGTCTATGTGGAGATGCTGCATATTGTTTGTTGTGTTTTGTCTTGGGGCTCAGCCAGGAGTCGAACCTGGTCGGCAGGTGAGCGTTTCTGCCTTACTCGTCCGGAGCTGAGCTTTGCGGTCGTGGGGACCGTTAGAAGATGTCGTCGGGGATGTCTCCGGTGATGGCTCCGACATCGAGGCCGTCGAAGTCCGTGTCAGCGCTTACGCGGCCACCGAGGTAGTCTCCGTCGCGTGTCTTGAGGACGTTGTTCAGGCCCGCTGCGACGCCTTTGTTGCCTGAGTTGTTGAAGGCGTAGAAGTTGACACTGACGTAGCCGTAGCAGCCGCTGTAGAGCTCCTCCTCGTCCGTGATCTCGGCGAACTTGGTCTTGACTCCCTTCTTGACGATGCCGGGCTTGGTGCGGCTGGACGCGTTGATGAAGTAGGAGCCGCTGTAGCTCTCGTCGTCAGCTCTCTCGACGTCTCCGTCTCTGAGGGGGTTCTTCCAGGTGCCCTTTGCGGGGAGTTTGCCGCCGAACTTACCGACGCCTGCGTTGTAGGCTGCGGTGATGGCTGCTTTGATCTGCTCGACCAGCTCAGTGTTGTCCTTGGGGATGATCAGGCTGACGCTGTACTTTGCGTCGCCGCTCTCGCCGATCTGCTCGGGTTTGAAGAGGTGGACATAGCTCAGACGGACCTCGCCGATGAGCACTTTTGTCGTGATGTTCGTTGTTTCGTTCATGACGTTTTTGTTTTTGATTGTTGATAAAAAGTTGGGTTATAATTTGACATTGTCGAAGTCGCTGGCTGCGTCTCCCATGGCTGGGCGAGGGTCGCTCTCTGGCGCGATTGTGGCCTTGCCCTGGGGCTTGATGACGTAGGGCCCAAGCAGCTGCTGGAAGCCTTGCTTGCGCAGGAGCTTCTCGAGGTCGGTGATGGTCCTGAGCTCGGCGGGTTTCATGAAGTCTGACTCGATGAAGCCTGCGTCCGCCAGGGCCTTGATGGCTGCGGCCTGGTCGCCGATCTTGCGGAGGCTTTTGCCTTCTACGATCTTGAAGCCGGGTACCTTGCCGCCTGCGAGCATGTGGCTGAGGGCTGTGTCTTCTACGGCCTTGATCCAGCCTTTGACGGTCTCGAGGTTGACCAGTGCTACGGCGAGCTCCTCGTCCGTCATCAGCTCGGGCTGTTCGCCGGCTTTGACGATGACCTCGGCGGTCGCTTTGAGAGCTTTGCAGCGTCCGGCGGCGGCGCAGAAGTGGCAGTGCTCGCCTGCGACGTATTCGCCCTCGCCTCTGAAGGCTTTCTCGGCGGCGGGCTTTAGGACCTTGACGGCCCAGGTGAGCAGCTCTTTGGCGCTGATCTCCCAGCTGCTGTAGTGTTTGAGTCTGGGCTGGAGGATGTCCATCTTGACGCGCTTGATGTCGTAGAGCTCGCCGAGGCTGCAGAGCGCGCCGAGGGCGTAGCACATCATCTGGGGGTTCTGCTCTGAGTCGACCTTGACGCCTTTGCCGAACTTGAGGTCCTTGACGTTGAGGCAGTCGTTGTAGATCAGGACTGAGTCGCTGGATCCGAAGCCCTCGGGGATGAACTCGTCCAGCTTGAGGCGCTGCTCGATCTTGAGGACGGCGTCTTTGTCCTGGTTCCATGCCTCGAGGTAGTCCTCAAGGACGAGGCGGCAGTAGCCCTCGTAGACGGTCTCAAAGATGTCGGCGAAGTCGAGCTCCTGCTCTTTGGCTTTCTGCTCCCATCCTTTGAGGTCGTTGAGGTACTCCTGGGCGAATTGTCCCTTCTGGTATGCGGTCCAGACATCCTGGTAGTCAGGGCAGGAGTGGACGTCGTTGTCAGTCAGCTCGCGGAGGATGTTCTCAGCGATGGCGTGGGCGATGGTGCCCTCGATGGTGTAGGCCGTGTCGGGCTTTGGGATCTGAGCCTCCAGTCTTGCGGAGGGTGTGCAGGCCAGCCAGCGCTTTGCGGCTGAGGGCGCGAGGATTGCGTGCTGTGAAGGCATAGTCTTAGGCGTTTGCGGGTTGATAGTTCTGGAGGTCGCTCAGGAGCTCAGCTCTGCGTGCGGGAGGACACTCGACGCTGGACTCGATGCCGTACTTGGCGAAGATGCTGTTGCGGATCTCGGAGACGGGGACGCGGTCCTTGCAAGCCTTGACAGCCTGGCGGAGCTGGGCGTCTGTGATCTCGTCGTCGCTCTTGGAAGGTGCTGGTGCGGCCGGAGCTTTGTCCTCTGGCACTGCTGCCACGTTTTTGGCAGGGGCGGGTTTCTTTTCAGTTTCACGTTTCTCGAGCTGGTTGCAGAGGTCTGCTGCGGCCTCGGGGTTTGATTTGACGATGTTGGCAGCGCAGAGGGTGTCTGCGATCTGCTTGAGGATTGTGAGGGTGGCCTCCTGGAGGCTGACCTCGATGTTGATCTTTACTGCTTCCATATTATTCGTATAAATGTTTGAAGTTTCTGCGTTTGGATTTGGTGCTCTCGCGGTAGAGCTGGCGGGCTCTCTCGACGTCCACCAGGATGACGCGGCCGCTCTGGGTGAGGGCGCCGTCAATGAGGCCCTCGGCTTTGACTCGTTTGGCCTGACTGATCGAGATGCTCAGGGCCTCGGCGATGCCGGAGATGCCGCGGAGCTGCTCGCGTCTGTGTGGCGTGTTGTAGAGCAGGACGCTGACCAGGTCGCGGAACTCGGCGACGGTGAGGTCTGATATGAGTGTTGTGTCTGTCATTTGTCTCTCAATTTTTGGAAGCCCTCCGCGGAGTCGAACCGTCTTGTTTATTCCTTGCATCTGGCGCCGTGCCAGTTGAGGGCTTGTTTGGGAGTTCTGCTCAGCGTGCCTTGCTTTTTTCTCGCCTCTCGTTGAGCTCCTTCCTCCCTTTGAAACCGGGGCAGGCCTCGGACCGGCCTGGTCGCTGTGACATTTCAAAATGCTCGCGTGCCTGCTCCTGCAGCATCCCGGTTGTGTCGTCTATACGTCCAGCAGGATCTCTGTGACATCCTCGAAGTCGAGGCCCTGGTCTATGACGACTCGCTGACTGGTCACGCCTCTGATCTCCTCGACCTCTGTCAGCTCTCCGTTCTCGTTGCACGCCTCCCAGTCTTTGACGTAGAAGACCTTGGCGGTCTTGGGTAGCTGCTTGAGTTCCTTGATGAGTTCTTCTGCTGTCATACTCTGGCTTGTTCTTTGGCCGGTCTGATCCAGACGCGGAGGTTTGACTCAAATGTTGCGACGGGCTCGTAGCCGGTGCCCTGGCAGTGCTTGCAGGTGTGGTCGTACTGATCGAGGCAGCGGCCGTGACAAGCGGTGCAGTAGGTTTCGTTCTCGTTCATGCTCTTGGGTGTTTGAGCTTTTCTTCTTTGGCCTTGTAGGCCTTGTTCTCGGCGCGGTGGGTGAAGTAGAGGAGCGCGCATACTCCGGTGGTGAAGAGGTGCCACCAGGCTCCGGCGATGATGACGCCGAGCAGGCAGGCTATTCCGAGCGCGAGCCACATGAGCTCCATGCTCTTGTTGACGAGGTAGTCGAAGTGGTCCATGTTATTGTCTTGTTATGATGATTTTGCCCTTGAGCTCCTTGGGCGCGGAGACTGCGTAGGTGGCCTTGTTGAGGCGGCCCAGCTGGCTGGCGATGCCGCGTGTGTAGGGGAGGTTGATCTGGTCGTCCTTCAGGCTGAGGGACTCTCCTGGCTCGAGGCTCAGGATGGTGGCTCTGAGGTTCAGCGAGCCGTCTGTCTTTTTGATGAGTTTCATGTCTTGGGTGTTTATTTGTTGCTGTATCTTTCCTTGTAGTCGGCCCAGAACTTAGGGAGGACCGTGGAGGTCTTGCCGTCTTCTTTGTGGCTCTTTTTCTTGTAGACCCATTCCTGGGCTGTAGGCATTGCCCATCCGTAGGGCTTGAAGCTGACGCGCCAAGTGGTGGCGGTTTCGTCAATATGTGCGACTCCCTGGAAGACCGGGCCTTCGTGTGGAAGGCCCATGGTCGCGGCGTATGCTCTGAGGATCTTCATGGCTTTCGTGATTAGTCGTTCAAAACCTCAGCGTAGAAGCCTATGCTGTCATAAATCTCTCCCGGTCCGGCCAGCTCGCCCCATCCCTGAAAGTTTGCAGCTTCGTCATGGGGGATGTTAGCGTGTCTTATCACCCAGTCGTAGAGGGCATAAGAGTCGCTGCTTGATAATCTTGTTGTGGCGCCGTCGGCTTTTGATCTGATGTAAATGCTTGTCATGATGCAAGGTGTTTTTGTCAATTATTACTATCTTTGTTTGTGTGTTTGTTTGTTTCTGTTTGCAAATGTAAAGCGTTTATTTGACATCTGCAACTATTTCCGCAAATATTTTTTTGCGGTCAGACCTCAAAACGCAAGTAAAACTTTGACAAATTACTGATTATGAAAGGAATAGATTTGAAAAACTTTTTATCGTCTCGGGGGTGGAATGTTTCCAAAGTGGCGGAACTTTTGGGGGAGTCGCGGCAAAATATGTCGGCGGCCCTTCTGAAAGATGACATCAAGACCGGACTCGTAGAGCGCATTGCGTCAGTGACCGGCATCGGCTTGCTGGAGTTCTATGGGAAGGATGGATCTGACGGATCCGTAGTGGCCGGCGACGGTTCGGTTGTGAATAATGGGCACGACCAGGTGACGGCGGATCCCGGTCTGGTCTCTGTGATCCAGGAGCAGCAGGCCCAGATGGCCCGGCTCATTTCCGTGATTGAGAACTTGACAAAAAAGTGAATTTATGCAGAAGCCTGACTCCCAGCTCGTGGTCCTTCGCTTCTTTGAGGCGCTGGATGCTCTCAAGGCTCGGCGCGTCATCTCCGGCGTGTCGGTCTTCACTGAGGCGCACGGCATCAATCGCCGGCACCTCTGGGCGCTGCGGAAGGATCCGTCGCGTGATATTGTCCAGCTGTGCTGGTTGTCGTGGTTGGTGGAGGACTACGGCGTGAGTGCGTCGTGGCTCCTTACGGGGAAGGGGGAGATGCTATGATTGCGATCAAATATATTTGCTCCTTTGTGCCGAGCCGGGAGGCTGGCCAGGAGGACGCGCCGCTGCGTTGCCGCGTGCGCTGGGACGGCTCGCGCTGCATCGTGAGCCTCAACGTCGGCTATCGTGTCAATCCGGGCCGCTGGGACGCCGAGGAGCAGCGCTGCAGGCTTGGATCCTATCACTCGTCCAGGCGTGTGCCTGCTGCCGTCATAAATCGAGAGATCGAGCGGTTCCGGTCCTGCGTGGACGAGGTCTTCGCCCGCTTCATGGATCAGGACCATTTCCCGTCTACGGACGAGGTGCGCTCTGCCCTTCGTGTTGCTGTCGGCATCGACGAGGCCCATGAGGTCACTGTGCTCTCAGCGTTGGAGGCGTTTCGTGTCGACGGCCTGGAGCGCCTGAGCTGGACGGATGCGACCATCACAAAATTCAAGGCCCTGCAGTCGCATCTGACGCGGTGGCATCCGCAGCTTACATGGGACGACTTTGGCACTGACTCGCTGACGGACTGGCTCGTATTCCTCCGGGAGGATGAGGGGCTCCGGAACTCTACGATCGACAAGCAGCTCGGGTTCCTGAAGTGGTTCCTCAAATGGTCGGCTGCTCGGGGGTATCTTAAATGCCGCGATTATGAGATCTTCCGGCCAAAGCTGAAAAATACGCAGCGTCGCGTCATCTTCTTGACGTGGGACGAGCTGATGCGCGTGTGGAACTTTGAGCCATCTGCAGAGCTGGCGCATCTCGTGCGCGTGCGCGACGTGTTCCTATTCTGCGCCTTCACGTCGCTCCGGTACTCCGACGCGATGAACTTGCGCTGGTCGGATGTCGGTGCCTCGAGTTTCAGGGTGACGACTCTGAAGACGGCGGACTCTCTGGAGATAGACCTCAACAGATGGAGCTCCGAGATCCTGGGCCGTTATGTCGACGAGCACTACGAGGGTGGGCGTGTCTTCCCTCGGGTGCCTAATCAAAAAATGAACGAGCACCTGAAGACGATCGCGCGCTTGTGTGGGATTGATGAGCCCGTCCGGATGACGTGGTACCATGGCAATGATCGCGTCGACGAGGTCCATCCGAAGTGGGAGCTGATCGGGACTCATTGCGCTCGTCGTACTTTTATTTGCAATGCCCTGATGATGGGCATCTCGCCTTCTGTCATTATGAGCTGGAGCGGTCACTCGACGTACTCCTCGATGAAGCCTTACATCGCTATCGCGGACGAGGCTCGGGCCTCTGCGATGCACCTCTTTGACGATAAAAAATGAAAAGCCCAGGACGGTATCGTCCCGGGCTTCGTCCCGCTTTTTTGTAACCTATTGAAAATCAATAGGGGTTGCGGAGAGTGAGGGACCCTCATCTCTGAGGCCGCAGGAGGCCATGTGGGCTCTGGGCGTCTGTAGGCCATTTTCCCGACGTCACGAAAATGCCCCAGGGGTCCTCGGAAGTCCTCGAAGTCGCGCCCATTCGTCCCGTCTGTCTTCGGGAATTCTTTCGGGAATTCTTTCGGGAATTCTTTCGGGTGACTTTCCGGGACTCGCGCGCACGCGCGCGTACACTATGTGCCCATTAGGCGTACATATTCTGCCTATTTATAGGGTAGGTGTTTTTCCTTGATTTTATTGTCCCATTGTCCCAAAATCCCATAAATTGCTGATATACCGCTTTTTGGTGCGGGATAATGTATGGGACAATAAACGGGACAATGTTTTGAGTTGTCCCGTTCTGCGTGGGACAATAGCTCGGATTGTCCCATTGTTGTCCCGTGGATTGTCCCGCTAAATTTTGAGGACGACCTTCAGGATGAGCGCGATGATCGCTGCGACTATGATGCCGAGCATGATGCCTCCGGCCTCCTGCTTGAAGCGCTGCCACCAGGTGAGCTCTTTTTCTTTGTACTCGATTTGCGTCTCTGAGGCTTTCTCGATGTAGATGGTGTCTCGGACCGTGACGACTACGGGCTTGCTGATCTTCTGGGGTTTGGTCTCCAGGCTGTGATTGAGCAGCCCTTCTGAGACGGTGGCCGTGCTTTTGGCGTAGCTATTCTCCAGGGAGCTCGTCGTGTCTTTGGTGATTATGCGCTCGACCTCCCTGGGGATCTCAATGATGACGGTGTCGACGACGAGGCGCTCGCGGTACTCTACGCGCACGGTGTCCGTGGCGGCTGGCGCGTAGAGCTTAGGCGAGCACGACGCCAGGAGCATCACTGCTGCCGACGCCGCTATCAAATTGAGAGAGATGTGGGGTCTATAGTTCCGGGCCATGGTAGCTCTTGTTGTAGAGGATCTGGTGCCTTTGCTCGCCCTCGAGCCGGTGGCTGAAGTGGACGAAGGTCGGGTAGATGATCATCTGGTCGAAGGGCAGCTTGAGGCTCTCTGCGAGTCGCGCCAGCTCCAGCGGCTGGTCGGCCTTGATGTCGGCCGCTTCGCCTTTGACGTGCTGGCTCGTCGCGGATCCTCCGACGGCCTTGTTGACCTGGGGGCAGCGGTAGCCGCTGTTGACCTCGAGAGGCGCACCGAAGGCGTCGCGCAGAGGTTGGAGGACCGTCTCGACGAGCGCCTTGATGCTGTCTCTTACCTGGGCCGTTGTCACAATGTTACAAATGTCAAGGCGGTCAGCGGTTTCGCTGGCCTCGAATTCTTTGTAGCTGAAGTTCTTGCTGATGGCTCCCATGGCTTAGTCTTGTTTGTCGTAAACTTTCCGGGCGCACTCTTTGGTCTTGCTGACGATGGTGTCGGCGTGAGTTCCGAATGGTGGGTCCCGGTGGGGGCATTTGGAGTCACGGCAGTACATGAGCTTAGCCACTGCGACCTCCGTGTGGGCGTCGTCGAGGCTGTGCCGCAGGCTGCTGTTCATCTTGATCTGATTGAAGAGTTCCTCCTCCTTCTTTTGGAGGAGTTCCTGGGTCCTTGCCTCGCGCTCCTCGTACTCGTCGGCGAGCTTTTTGTAGCTCTCGGCGAGTGCGCTGGCGTTCTGGAGCATGAGGGCGGATTTGCGCTCTACGAGGGTAAAGACTCCGACGAGCGCTCCGCTGGAGATAAGGGCCACTATGATCTGAGTCCAGTCCATGGCTTGTTATTCTTCGTTGGTGAGGACTTTCTTCCATCTGATCTCGGCGCCGGTGAGCTCTTCCTTGGCGACGCAGTCGATGAGTAGGTAGTATTTGCCGCCTGCCTTGGTGGATGCGCTGAACTTGGAGAAGACCTCATCGCTGGCCAGGCTGTTGATCTCGCGGAGTTGTCTGTTGGAGAGCTTCGGAGTGCAGAGGCTGGTCGTGTCGATGTTGCCGTAGTTGAAGTCGAGCTCGGTGGCGCCGTCCAGGTTGACGTGACCTCCGGGGAAGGCTACGGCCACCTCGCCGTTGGCATGGCCGCTGATGGTGAAGTCGTAGGTGAGCTTGAAGTCGTCCTTCGTGCATGCTGTTGTTGCTGCCATGAGGCAGAGCGCTGTGAGCGCCAGGGTGATGATGCGTTTCATGATGTTTTGGTTTTAATGGGTTGATGAATTATTCGTTTTCGGGTTCCGGCCTTGGATCCTCCTCGGGTTCGATGGCCTTGACGCGCTCGATCTCGGCACGGATGGCTCTGACCTCCTCGCGTTTGGCTGATCTGAAGGCTCGCCAGTTGCCTCCATACTGAGGATAGACCTCGGCGTTGTTGTACTTGGCATCGACGCCCTCCACGCCTTCTACGATTTGGTTGTCGATGTAGTCTGAGTCTCTCAGCGCGTTTTGCGCTTCGCTTTGCTGGGCTTCAAGCTGAAGCAGCAGCTGCTCTTTTTCTTGTCTTGTCATGATGTTTGGGTTTATGGTGAATATCGAATTTTCTGTCTTGCATTTCGCGGAAGGTGTAGCCGGGGTTGGCCTGCATGCACTTGCGCTTTGGGTTGTAGTGGACGTACTGGAGCCAGCGCGGATCCAGGCAGTCGACGAGGTTGCGGAGCTCGCCGTAGCCGTTGACGTTCTTGCACTGGCCGATGTAGGAGTTCATGCTCGCCAGCAGGGCTGGTATCTTGTCCGGCCGGATGCAGTGGCTGAACTCTTGTATTTTCTGGCGTGCCCTGAAGAGGATGCGGTTGTTGAAGGTGCGCTCCGTCATTCTCGCCTCGAGCAGCGGTCTGAGGTCCTCGTCTACGAAATGGTCGCAGATGCGGTTGTCGTAGTCGCAGGCGAAGACCTCGCGGGGCCGTGGCCGGGGTGAGATGAAGGAGTAAGTGTAGACGAGAAGGTTGCGGTCATTGATCTTGCGGAGCAGACGCCTCTCGTGCCACTCGGTGTGGATCTCGAAGTCGAGACTGTCCGAGCCGAGTGGTGTGAGTTTGTGCGCTCTTTTTATGTCCTGCAAGTTTGCCATTTGATGTTTCGATTAATTCGCGACCGGCGCCACCTGGTTGCCGTTGTAGAAGTTGTTGTTGTTGGCCTTCCCGTTGTTGCCGTTGAAGATCCAGGCGTTGTTGGTGTTGTACCGACGTCGACGCGCGCGATGGCGTCGGCGATTTCGTTCTTTATTCGGTCGGGGTTCTGTGTCTCCGTGCTCGGGTCGTCTTTTGCTATGCCCTTTTTGAGCTTGATGATGTTGTGCTGATTCATCCAGCGGAAGAGCACCTGGACGTTGGCGAGCGTGGCGATGTATTCGTCTATGAGGTCTACGCGTTTGGTGTAGTTGCCCCAGGCGAGGACGAAAAGGCTGACGAGGCGGCGGCAGTCCTGCTTGAAGTCATTGCCGTAGCCGATGCGGTCGGCGTTGGTCATGCAGAATTGGGCCTCGTAGCTGAGTGTCATCAGCTTGACGCTGTCTTTGTAGAGTTGCTGGGCGCTGAAATTGTTCATCTTGCTCTTTTATAGCCCGGGCCTTCGCCCGGGCAAGGGTTAAGTTTTACTCGTTCTTTCAGAACTCGAAAAGCGCGACCGGCGCCACCTGGTAGCCGAGGTAGAAGTTGTAGTAGTTGGCCCTCCCGTTGTTGCCGTAGAAGATCCAGGCGAGGTCGGCGTAGTACCGACAAGAGGCCCAGAAGCCGGTGCCATTGCCAACCTGGCTGCCGCCGATCTTCGCGAGGCTGCGGTTGAGCGGGTCGCCGTTGGCTGCTGAGGCGTTAGGCGCGGGATAGGTGACGGGGCCGATGATGTCGAAGAGGTCAAGCATTGAAGGCATAAACCAGTCGCCGCTCTCCAGTCCTGCGACGCCTGCGTAGCCGGTAGCGGCGCAGTATTCTGCGGCCGGGTATTTCGGGCTGCGGGTTCCCTGGGCGTTCTCGAAGGTCTTGCCGACGAGGGCGTAGGTGTTGGCGTGGCCGTCGCGGAAGCTCGGCTGGAGGACGCCTCTCATGTCAGGCTTGACGACGGTGAACTCCTGGGCGAGGTAGTTCTTGTAGTCCGCGTCTGTGGGGTTGCTCGGATCAGCGCAGTAGGCGGCGCGGAGCAGATCGCAGAAGGCGTTTGTGTTGAACTCCGTCTGCTTGACGGGATCCGCGGGTGCGGCCTTGACTGCGACCTGAGCGGTCGGCACGCGTCCGCTGGTCTTGTAGTAGGCGTAGAAGCGCTCGGGGTTCAGCTGGGCCCAGTAGGTCGTGCGGCTGCGGTCCCAGTAGATGCTGGAGTTCTCGGGGAGCTCTGAGCCGGTGAAGGTCGTGCATGTCAGGCCGCTGAAGCTGTGGGTGTTCTGGTAGCCCATGTAGTTGAGCAGGGTGAGGCAGAAGTCGCCGCCTTCGATGTTGGCCTTGTAGGTGTAGCCTGCAGGGCTGTTGGTCTCGAGCCAGGTGTTGAACTGGGAGACGACCTCAGCCAGTGTGCTGGCCGTGTAGTTGAAGGCGATGGCAGCGGCGGCGTGGAGCACGACGTTGGTCGTGTGCTGTGTTCCGTCGAGGACCCATCCGGTCACTTTGTACTGGTAGACGTCGGCCCATTTCTTGGACGCGTTAGTCTTGTGTACGATGAGGGCCTTGTTGCCGCGGATCGCTCCGACGACGCCGACTACGGTGTAGCCGGTCGGGGCGCTCTGGTAGGTGTCGAGCGCGATGAAGGCCACCTTCTTGGAGGTGTTCTCGTAGATTACGATGTCGCCCACCTTGGGGATGCGGACGAAGACGTTGACGCCGTTCTTGACGGCCTCGTGGCTGTCCTGGATGAGTCCGATGGTACTCTCTGTCGTTGACTTGCTGAGCGCGTCCCAGGCGGCCTTGTTTGCTGATTTGACGTAAGCCATGATGTTATTGATTTTTTAGTTGAGGACGACCCAAGAGGTGCCGTTCCATTTGTAGAACTTGTTGTTGGTTGTGTCGTGGTATTCCGCGAACTTGACGACTCCGGAGGCGGTAGGTGCGCCGGCTCCTGAGCTGTAGAAGTCGATGCCGCATACCTGGGGCAGCTCGTCAAGGTTGAGGCTGATGGCGTGTGCCCGGCCGAGCTCATCGAGGTGTTGCTTGAGCGCTTCGAGTTCCTCCCAGAGTTTTGCGAGGTGCTCGGCGCTGACATCGAAGGGTGTCTGGACGGTGGCGGCGGCTGCGGTGGCGGCTGCTGCTGCTGTGTTGGCGTTGCCGGTGGCGGTGTTGCAGGATGTGGTGGCTTCGTCTGCTGCTGTCTTTGCTGCGGCGCAGGCTGCTACGGCCTGGGCGCTCGCAGTCTGTCTGGACGTCTCTGCGGAGACTCTGGAGGCCTCAGCGCTGACGCGTCCGGTCTCAGCTCCGACGCGCAGAGTCTCGGCTGATACGCGGGCGGTCTCTGCAGCTGCTCGTGCCGTCTCTGCGGCTGCTGTTGCTGCCTCTGTGGCCGCGCAGGATGTGGCGGCTGATGAAGCTGCGGTGGCCGCTGCGGTGGCCGCTGCTACGGCGGCGTTGTACTGGGCCACGAACTCGGCCTCGGTACCGACGAAGGTGCCGTTCTTGACGCAGAGCTCGTAGATGCTGAGGCCCGCCTTGCTGGCCTTCTGCCATGCCGTCGCGTCCGTTCCTGGGGTGACGCCTATGTTGTTCTTGAGCGAGATGTAGCCGCAGCCATCGCTTTCGTAGAGGACGAAAGTGAGGCGCTCGTAGCTGACGTTGTTTGCCCAGTTGCCGCCCAGCGTCAGGGCGACTTTTCCAAGATCAATTTGTGCCATGGTGTTATTGTTTTTAGATTGTGAGCTTGAGGTGTCCGTCTGCGATGTCGAAGCGGCTGACATCGCCCTGGGTGAGGGAGGTGGCCGTCAGGTGCATCGCGGCTGTGATATTGAATGTCGGGTAGTTGAGGGTACCAGCGGGCCCGGCAGGTCCTTGCGGTCCGGTGGGTCCTTGCGATCCGTCCTGGCCGTCCTCGCCATCTTGTCCTTCGGCTACGATGCCGCTGTCGACGTAGGCTCCGGTGCTCGGGTTCCATATCTTCCAGTGCTTGTTGGTCTGGTCGATGATAGGCTGATGCTCGGCGGAGCTGTTGGCCTTGGCTGCTGCGTCGATGGCTGCAGAGATCGCGGCGTCAAGCAGGGAGGTGCTGACCTCCTGGACGCTCAGTGTGACGTCTACGACGGGATCCGTGATGGCGGTCACGCCGGTGGCTTGGGCGGTCTGCGCGACGAAGTTGACGACGGGCTTGTCGAAGGTCTTCTGGCGGGTGCTGTAGGTGCCGCGGACGACAAGGCGGCAGACGCCGAGGTATTGCGGCAGCGCGCCGGCATAGTCTACGACGAGCTTGGTGTGGTCGGCTGCGTCGACCTCAGCCTGGAGCTCGGCTGCGAGGACCTTCTGGCCGTCGCTGTATGCGAAGGCACGGATGCCGGTGAGGCTGGTCCAGTCGACTGCGACGTTGTTGTCCTTCAGCTGCACGATGAGCTGGAGGTCGCTCTCTTGTCTTACGTTGGGAAGGTTGATTTGTGCCATTTTATGTCAATTTTAATAGTTCTCGAAATAGTCAAAGTAGAGATATATGTCGCCGGTGGTCGGGACCTCGTCCCAGCTCGGGCCTCCTTCGTCTCCGCCTCTTACTGCTGCCGGGCCGATCTCTATGTCTGTTGGTATTTGCTCTCTGGGGTCATTGGGCAGATCGCTTGGCTGGAGCTCCAGGATGAAGTCCCAATGCCCAGCAGTGTCGCTGGGGCTATAGGTAAGCAGCGAGGGCTGTCTTGTGCCGCCTTCGGCATAAATAAAAGCGTCGAGTCGCGGGCAGACCCATCCGGCATTTGGGCAGAGGAGCTCGCATTTGACGCAGACGCGGCTGTCTTCGCCGGCGAATTCTGCGTAGATGTACTCATCGGCGCTCCATCCGATGATCGTGCCGTCTTCGTATTTGCTGTAGACGTCGAGCAGGCGGACGGTGTAGGCATTCATCTGTGGCTCCTGGAAAATGTTCGGATAGTAGTCGATCTGTCGCAGGACTGCGCCCTCGATGGATCCATTCAGGACGTTGAATTGGCCGCCGGTGAGATAGAAGGCCTTGGGTCCTTGGCTGAAGCCGTAGGTGAATATCCCGCCAAAAATGTGACGGAGGACATAGTAGCTGTCAGGGTAGGTCCCGATCTCGCCTTCCAGGATGCTCGTCGTGTCTTTGTACATGCAGAGGTACTGCCTCTGAATGAAGGTCCAGATGTCCGTGTATCGGATGAGCGTGCCGTCGGTGGCGAGGCCCATGCCTTGGATCCCGTAGACCTGACTCGTTGTGCCGCCCTGGAGAGCGTTCTCTACGCACTGGGACACCTCTGGCACTCCGACATACTGGCCGACGTCGTTGGTGTTCTTGTAGCGGATGTTTCCGAGCGGATTGTTGACCATCCTGACCGTGTGCTTGGTCACTTTGTTGGTGATGGTATATTTGAGCGCGATCTCGTTGACGCAGCTGAAGTAGCGGGTGCTGGTCTCGGCGCGCCCAGTCATCGTGTAGATGCGGATCTCGAGTGATCCGGCGGTGCTCGGAGTGGTGACGCTTGAGATGCTGAAGGCTGTGTAGGTCTTGTTGGCGTCCGCGGTGCTGGCCGTTGAGTGTATCGTCTCGGATGTGACCCAAGAGGCGGTGTTGATGCGCCAGTAGTAGGTGACGCCGTTGGCTCCATGCCAGATGATCGCGTAGCGCGCGGTCATCGCGTAGGCGGTGTAGGTGAGGCTGGCGGGCAGTACGTCGTAGGAGTAGTTCTGGAAGTAGTAGCCGCCCAGGACGCCGAAGCTCAGCTCTATCTGTGTGCTGGTCGGGACGCGGAAGGTGCGGGTGATGTAGTGGGAGCTGTCCTTGTTGAAGACGAGCGCGTAGTTGCCCTCGCTCCGGACATCTTCGCTGCCGGTGCCGTATGGTGAGGCCTTCGGTGATCCGACGGTCGTGAGGTCGGACAAATTGTTCATCGAGTCGTCGAGGTACTCGTATGTGATGTTGTGTGTCAGCTCTCGGAAGCCTGGGTTGAGGCTGTGGTGGCCGCTTCCGTTCAGGAATATGGCTGACCGTCCAGTTCTTGCTACGGCGCCACTGAAGCTGTCGCCGGTGAAAAAGCCCAGGAAGGTGATGCCGAAGACGTTATCGTCAAAGAAGCGGAGCGTGAGGCCGAGCGCTGAGAGGATCTGCTCGAGCGCGTCGTATAGTGTCTTGTCCTGGAAGAGCGAAGTGTAGAGCACTACGTTCTGGATGTTCATCGTGGCGGAGCCGTTGAGGCCCTTGTAGACGAGGCGGTAACTGTTGACGGCGTTGCCGAATATGATGTTCTGCTGGATGAGCGTGTTGGCTTGCGTGACGAGCTGAGCCAGTGTGAAGGTGTCGCCGCTGAAATAGTCGGCGAAGTCGAAGTCCTGGAGGTGGCCGATGTTGTCGCGCGCGATGATGGTGATACCGCCGTGATAGCGTAGGTCTTCGTCCCAGCTGTCCGGGGTGATGTAGCCGGTCCAGCGGACCGATGCCTCGAGGTAACGGGGCGCGCAAACGAGCTCGACCTTGTAGAGCGTCGGGTCCTGGGTGTAGAACTCGTACCAGTCGCCGCCCTTCTCTGTGGCCGCGTAGTGGCCGTCAGGGGCGTCGATAAGGCTGAAGCTGAGCTGGGTCTTGACGATGGTCTCGTCGGGCTCGTTTTGGCCTACAATGCCGAAGCGCAGATCCGTGAGGTTGACTATGGTCTTGGTGTCTCCGGTGTAGTCGCGCTGGTAGATCTTGAGGATGTAGTCATCGTTCTTGATCTTTGTCGTGTGGGTGTATTTCAGTCCGTATGCCATAGCCTATCGTCCCCAGCTGTTGGCGGTCTTTGCGCCGCTGATTATTATGTCGCTTCCGGAGATGCGTCCGGTGACGTAGATGGTCATCTCGCTCTCGATGTTCTGTGTGCTGGAGCCGCTGCTTGGGCTGGATCCAGCGCCCGCCGCTGTCGTGGCTGCGCCGTTGGATGCGAGGGCGCTGAGGCCTGCTTTGGCCGCGGTACCGATGGCGATGAGGGCAGCGCCTGCTGCGATGGCTCCGATGCCTCCAAATGAGAGTAGCGCGAACTTGGCGGCCTCGACTGCGAGGCCCTCAGCCATGATGATCTCGCCGGTGCGGACTGCCATATCTGCGAGCGGCTCGAGCAGTGCCTTGATGACGGCTCCGGGGTTGGACTCGCTGACTCCCATCAGCTGGTTCATCAGCTCCTGGCATCCGTCTGAGAAGCCGCCGATGACGGCTCTGTTGAAGTCGTGAGCGATGCCCTCGGCGAGTCTGGTCTGATGCTCGAGCTTGGCGATGAATTCGTCAAGACTTGAGCTGTCGATCTCTATTGGGTCAATCTCTACGGGTTCGATCTCCTCGAGCTCGTTGATCATATCGTCCAGCCCTTCGGTGAGGATAGCGGTCTGCTTGTCGATGAACTCGGCGGTCAGTGCCTCTGTGTCGAGGCCGTATTTCTCGAGCAGCGCCTTCTCGGCGTCATATTTCTCGATGAGCAGCTGCATCTCTGTCTTGGCTGCGTCCTCAGCCCTCTGCTGGATGCGTTTGGCACTGGCGAGTCCTGGGTCCTCTGATGATCCGGAGCCTGAGCCGCTGGCCGCCGCTCTGTTGCTGGCCTCTGTGAGGCTTCCGAGCATTGCGGTGGCGCGCATGCTGGCGCGGTTGATCTCTGTGTCTACGTTGATGACTGCGACCTCCGCGTTGGCCATGTTGTTGACGAGCTCATCGTTGCTCTTGTCGTATTTCTGCGTGAGGGTTGCGAGGTTCTTGATGGTGTCGCTGGTCTGGGCGTCGAGCTTTTTGAGCGCGTCCTGCGCCTCTTGCGCGGCCTTGCCGGAGTAGATAGCATTGGTCATCGAGCCCATCTGGAAGCCTCCGGTGCTCTGAGCGCTTGCAAGCTGGCCCTCCAGGCGTTTCTTCTCGGCGAGGTATTCGCGTGCCTGATTGATGCTGTCGCGGTTGATGTTGTAGTTCTTGAGCAGCATCTCGGTCTCTTTCTCGTTGAGTCCGGTCTGGCTCATGAAGAGCTGCTTCTGGGCGTCGGCCTCCTGCTGGGCGATGCTGCGTTTGGTCTCGCCGAGTTGTTTCTCCAGGGCGATGATCTGACGCGCAGCCTCCATGCGTTCCTCGTCGCTCTTGGACGCGTCGCGCATGATGAGCTGCAGTTCACTGATGGTCTTGTTGGTCTGCGCCTCCTCGTAGCCGAGCGAGATCTTGCGCTCGAAGATCTCGTCCATAGACGCTGCGACCTCTTTTGCGATGCGGGCGGCCTCGACCATGTTCTTGAAGAGGTTGTCCCATCCCTCGCCGCTGCTGAGCTGGCGGACGAAGGCACCGTAGGCGCCCTTGACGCCTTCCATCTGGATGGCCCACTGGTCTCCCCAGGTCTGCGTCATCTTGATGGCGTCGTGGCAGAATTTAGTGACGGCGGCTGCGACTGCAGCCCAGGAGGCCTTGGCGATGGTGGACATGCTCTTGAGCTTGCCGCCGAAGCCCTCGGTGTCTCTCTTTGCCTCGTCTATTCCTTTTTTGAATTCGTCAGCTTTGAGGCCGAGCTTGACGAAAAGGTCGCCTAATTTTGCCATTATTATCCTTTTTGTTGAGCATTCCGCTCTATTTCTGCGAATATTCTGTTGAGCTCATTCTTTTCGTCTTCTGTGACCTTGCACTGGTCTGCTTTCTTCTTGAGCGCCTCGTTGTCGAGTTCCTCCCAGGGGAAGGGGCAGAAGGCGTGCGGGGTCTTCGGTTTGTTGCCCGGCTTGATGTTCGGGCTGAGCAGCATCGTCTGCCATGCCATCCAGCGCGCGAGCTCCCATTTGCGCTGTGTCTCTTTCTCGTGGCCCTTCAGTCTGAGCGTGAACTCCGTCCAGCTGGTCAGCGCTGCTTCGTGTTCACTGAGGCCGCACGTCCCGACGAGAAAAGCCTCGATAGCCATCCAGTCGAGGGCGTAGCTTTTTTTTTACTGCTCGGGTCCTCCTTGACGCCTTCCTGAGCCTTCAGGATCTCGGTGAGTGTCTTGCCGGTCAGTGCCAGCACGGCGAACTCCAGGTCCGCTCCGAAGGCCTTCTGCTCGAGTGTCATGTACTCGTGGAAGTCTCCGCGGGTGCAGGGGAACTCGTCCGGATCGCGGCCCTCGTCGAGGACCCAGGCGTTGAGCGCGCCGGCGTAGAGGATGTCGGCGTATTGCTCGAAGATGCCCATCATGCTCTCGTGTGTCGTGGCCTCAAAGGTGAGGCCCTTGTAGCCCTTGAAGCTGAAAAGGTGCGGAGTGATGAGCACCTTGACTATCACTCCGTCCTTCAGTCGGATGTCTCTCCTGAGCGTCCTCATGCGTTAGGAGATTGTCGGGTAGTGTGTGACCTCTCCGGTGGCGGTGAGGCTGATGGAGCGTGATGCGACGGCGCCGTTGTCGTTGGTGTCGCTGATCGCGGTTATGATCGCGTTGAAGGCGTCGCCTTCGCTGGCTGTTGAGCCGCTGAGCGTGCCGATGAAGACGCGGACGACGGAGCCCTGGTGCAGAGCTTTGAGCGCCTGGTACTGCTGGCCGTTGGAGGCGTCGTCAGTGTAGGCTGTGATCTCGGCTGTTGCGCCCTTCTTGCCGGAGATGAAGGTGGCCCATGCTGAGCCCTTGTCTGAGGTCTCGATGGCCTCGGCTGTACGGTTGAAGCTGTTGGACTGCTCAGCTCCGATCCAGGTGGTCGGTGTGCCTGACGTTCCGATGGTCAGGTAGGCCTTGCGGGTGTTTCCTAATTGTGCCATAAATTGTCAAGATTAAACGATTGCGGGATAGTGTGTGACGGCTCCGTTGGCGGTGAGGCTGATGGAGCGGGATGCGACGGCTCCGTTGTCGTTGGTGTCGCTGATTGCGGTGATCACTGCGTCGAAGACGTCGCCCTCTGAGGGAGCGGGTGTCTGGCCGCTTGTGAGGCTTCCGATGAAGACCTTGACGTCGAGGCCCTGGTGCAGTCCTTTGATGGCTGCTTTCTGCTGGGCGTCTGCGTTGTCAGTGTAGACAGTGACCTCGGCAGTCGCGCCCTTCTTGCCGCTGAGGAAGGATGCCCATGCTGAGCTCTTGTCTGATGTCTCGATAGCCTCGGCCGTGCGGTTGAAGCTGTTGGACTGCTCGCCAGCGAGGACGGTGTAGGTGAGAGTGCCGGTACCGGTGACGATATAGACTCTGCGATTGTTTCCTAATTGTGCCATGATATTGCGTTTTTAGTTGTTTTCGGTTTCGGGTTCCGGCGTGTCGTCGCCGGTGCGGGTGAGGTAGATGTCGACTCCTTGGAGCAGGCGGTAGATGATCTCCTTGCTGTCGGCTGTGTCGGTGATCTCCTGGAGCTGGCTGGGGATGATGCCGTCAATGCGGTAGTCGTGGCTGCTCTGGCCCGCCAGCCCGTTGATCTTTGAGATGTTCTCGTCGTTGAGCATGTGGGCGTTGAGCAGGCCGTCCGTCGTCATGCTCTCGATGGTGCAGCTGAGCTTGCGCAGCGCTCCGTCTTTGTCGAGGCGCTCGCCTTCCGTGATGGTGTGGATCTCGATGCGAGGGTAGCCGGCAGTCTCGCCGACTTTCACTCCGGTCCTGCGGAGTGCGGTGGTCAGTTTGCTGTAGAGGGCCCTGAATGCGCTGTCGTTGTTTGCCATTAGTCTGCTTTGTTTATGCTCTCGCGGACGCGTTCCAGGATCCGCTTCTGGTTTTTCTTCATTGCCGGCTCGAAGAAGGGGTGGGGCTTCGTGCCCTGCGCTGCTATCTTCTTAGCCATCGCCCATCCGACTGCCTTCGCTGCTTGCCAGTCGAGTCTGAGCTTTTTCTTGGCGTAGGCCACCAGCTCATCCGGTGGGGGCATCTTGCCCGCCCTGCGCCCGTATTCTACGAAGGCGGCGTAGCCGCTGCCTTGGTTCTTCGTGTCAAAGAAGCCCGCCTCGATGTTGTCTTCGTCGACCTTCTGGACCTTCGCGCTCTGGCGAAGGAGTCCGGTGACGACTGATCCGTTGCTTCGGAGGTTGGTCTGGGCGTCTGCGATGATGTCCATCGCGCCGGCTTCCAGTCCCTTCATCGCTGCCTGGCGGACTCGCGGCTCTGTCTTATCAAATTCTCGGAGGACCTTGTCGAGCCCTTCGAGCTCCAGCCCGTTAGCCATTGGCCGGGTGGTCTATCTGGTACCAGCCCGAGATCCGGAGGTAGCGGCCGCGGTTGTCTACGCTCTCGGGTGTCGGGAAGTGGACGTCGTGCCCGCGCCAGCGGAGGCCGTTGAAGGCGACGCCTGGCTCGCGGAGCTCGATGTCAAGGCCTACGACGTCGGCCTGCTGGAAGGTGAGCATGGTCTTGGTGGCGCTCATCTGGCGGACCTGAGCCCAGACGTCGAGGACGTCGGCCGGCGCTCCGTAGGAGACGTGGCCGAACTCGTCGATGCTTGTCGACGACAGCGTCAGGGTGATTTGGTCGTTGAGGCGGCGCGCGCCTTTGCTCTCTCTCAGCATGGCTTAGAAGTAGACTTGTTTGAGGATGGTGTTGAGTGTCTCGGGGGTCTCTCCGTCGTAGAGGGCCGTCGCGTATTGCCAGACGACTGGCATGAGCTTCTCGGCCTCTGGAAGGATGACCTCGTTGGTGTAGGTGACGTCGAGCCTCTGGGCCTTCTTGCGTAGGCTGATGCGCCCGCCATCAAAGACGTAGTCGGTGATGTTGCCGGCTTCTGTCTGTACGGAGACTATCGAGGCGCCGCCCTGGTAGAGTCTGAAGGACTCCCCGGGGGCGACGTCGTCGACGGTCAGCTTGAGGGTGCAAGGGAGGAGAGCGATGTCCGCTGAAGCCTGGACGGCGAGCAGAGCCCGCATGAGGCAATTCTCGAGCAGGGCGTCGCGTGAGTTGTCAGGGACGCTTGCATATTGTTTGAACTGCTCGCGCATGTTGAGCGTGGGCTTGCCGTTGGTTATGACTTGAGTGCGGATCATTTGCTCTTGGTCTTCTTTGCTGATGTGTTAGTCTGTACGCTCGCTTTTGGCTCGGGCTTGTCGTCTTCGACCAGCTCCCAGTAGCCGTTCTGGATCATGTAGTCCGTGATGGCTCCAGGGACGAGGACTCTGATGTCCCCGACCTGGAGGCCGTCATGGGCTTTGATGACTTTGAAGGTAGCCATTATACGGTAGCGGTGTTGGGATGCGTCTCAACCTGGTTGCTTGCGTTCACGGCTCCGGCGAGTTTGTTGAGGGCGCTGGAGTTGCCGCCTGCCTTGAGGAGAGCAGCCTTGGCTGTTGCTACGCTTGCGACGTAGATGAGGCCCTTCTTGTGGCTTGTGGGAACCTTAACCTGAGCGGCTTTGCGGAAGTAGACGTCATAGGCGTCATCGGCTCCGTTGCGGATGAACTCGAGCTCGTAGCTGTTGCCCGCGTAGATCTCTGCGCAGTTGGTGTCTGCGACGAGGATCTCGCCGGATGCGAGGCGTGAGGTCGGGTAGATCTTGATGCCGTTGAGCAGGTTGTTGACCTGGTCGAAGAGGTAGTTGCCGTTGGCATCCTTCAGCGCCTTGAGAGCGCGGTAGATTGCCCAGGTAACGAAGGCTGAGGTCGGGTTGAAGCCCTCCTTGCGGATCTGGTCGCAAGCGTCGAGGATGACGTCTGCTTCGTTGGCGTCAGTGACAGCGCCGGATGCGATTGCTGAGAATGCAGTGGCGGCAGCCTTGAGGCCGTAGATCTTGTTGGGGTAGGTGGTGTCGTCGCCGGCTCCGTTGAAGATCTCGTCGTCGAGCTTGTTCTCGATCATGCGGACGCCCTCGTTGACGCAGTACTGGTAGAGCTGCTCGAACCAGTCCTCGAACTCTGTGGAGAGTGTGACGAAGGTGCAGAGCTTACCGAATGCGCGAACCTTCTCTGAGAAGGACACGTCTGAGCGGCTGTTGTTCTGACCGAGCTCTGCGACGTATGCTACGACGGCCTGCTTGGTGGACTCGATCCAGCCGAGCTTGTTGGCAGTACGAGGACGGATGCCGAATGCTACGATGAAAGCATTGGCAGCTGCGGGTGCTGCGTAGATGGTTGCGTCGTCTGCTACGGAGAGACGGTTGTTAGGGCTGACGTTGCCGGTGCCGATGGCTGCGGGGTCAGTCTTGATTTCGAGCTTGATCTCGAATTTCTCGGCGCCAGACTTGACGAGCTTCTCCATCTCGTCCTTCTTGGACTCGAGCTCAGCACGGAATGCTGACTTGAAGCCTCTGGCCTTCATGACCTTGACCATGCCCTTGATTTCGGAGATGGTGTTCTCCTGCTCTTTGAGGGATGCGTCGAGGTTGTTGATGTTTTCCTGAGCGGTCTTGAGTTCTGCGTCTTTAGCAGCAAGCTCGCCCTTCAATGCTTCGGCTGCTTCCTTGGCGGCCTTGGCGTCTGCCTGGGCTTTCTCCATACTCATCTGGAGCTCCTGGGCTTTCTTTTCCATTTCTGTCATGGTGATTTGGGTTTTGGGTTGTTGTGAATATGTGCTATACTTTGGCCAGAACTCGTCTGACGTACTCGTCGTTGACTGCCTGGTGGAGGCGCTCGAAGTCCTCGTCTTTCATGCTCTGGATGCCCTTCTGCATGTCCTCTCTCTTTGCGTCGAGCAGGATGGCTTTGGGGTTGGCTGCACGGGTGACGGGTGAGATCTCGACGATGCTGATGGCGTCAAGGTGACGGATGTAGCCTTCGTCCTGGACCTTTTCCTCGTGCCACTCGTCTGCGTAGTAGCCGATGCTGAACTCGTTGATAGCTCCGGCTTTGATGAGTTTCTGGACGTCCTCGCCCGTCTGGGTGTCGATGATGTCCGCCTCAAAGAGCAGGCCGTAGTTGTCGACGCTCAGGTTGGTGATGACGCCGATGACGTCTCCGAAGTTATGCTGGTAGCAGAGCTTGAGACGTTTGCGGCAGTCACTCGCCAGGAAGGCGTCGCATGCGGACGGCTCGATGATGTCGCCGTAGCTGTCGACGTTGCCGAAGGCGCAGGCGTAGCCCTTGATGTGGAGGGTCTTGCTCGCTTCGTCATAGCCTTTGACCTCTACGGGGTGCGCGTGGGTCTTGAATGCGATTTCTTTCATGTCTGTGGGTTTTATGCGAATTTAGATTGATTTCTCCGTATGCGTGCAGCTTGGGTAGTACATCTTTTTGACTCTCACTATTTTGGCCTCCGGATGCAGGAGCAGGCGCAGTTGATGATTTCGGCGGCTTCGGCCCCGAGGCTGCAGTCGTGTGGGTACTGGACCAGTCCGCCTTCCAGGGTGAACGGCTCGTCCTCCTCGCACTCCCATCCGTCCATGACGAGGTGTGTGTCTCGGGTGTTGCCGAGTCCTGAGATCGCCCATATCTTGACAAATCCGACGTCGAGGGTCTTTGCGGCGTAGTTGGCGGCGTCCGCCATGCCTATCATGGACTCCGTCTGAGCGATGCGTCGGACTTGCCATTTGGCGAGCTCGCTGTAGCGGCTATAAACGCGCTTTGTGAGCTTCTCTACGCCGAGGGTGGGGTCTTGCTCCATCTCGGTCCTTAAAACGTCAACAAGGGCCTCTTTTAGCGTTCCTGAAACGATGACGATGTTGGAGCCGGCGCGGTTCTTTGCGTAGGAGGTCAAAGCCTCCTCCCAGAGGACGTCTTCGTCGGCCTTTGCAGCGTTCAGGTCTCGGGCCGTGCTCTTTGCCATCGGGACGCCGACGGCTCTGAAGAGTCCGGCCTCCCACTCGGGCAGATAGTCCTCTCTAAGGCTGGCGTCAATGACAGCCGGCCAGCGCTCGGGGTCGTAGTAGTCGGCGCAGAGCTGCAGCACTCGCTTGACCTCGTGCGCCCGCAGGCCTTTGAGCTTGCGTTCGTAGGTGAGGCTGGTCTGCAGGCCGCGTCTCCGGAGGTAGTCCTGACGCTTGCGCTCGGCGGTTGTTATCTTGCGTTTTGGCATGTCGTAGAAAATAGGCGCCAAGTATGCCCGTGGAGGCCTGGCGCCCGGATGGGTTTAGATCTCGGTGATGTCGTAGCCCTCGTTGCCGAAGCTGATGCCCAGCGGGATCATCGGCTGGTCGGCGTAGGGTTCGTCGATGGGGTCGTAGCCGTTGGCGGTCCTGAGCTCGTTGAGGCTCCCGTGCATCTTGGTGATGCGGTCCAGGATCTCGGTCGGTGTCTCTCTGAGGACGTCGATCTCGTCGCGGTTGACTACGAGCTCGAAGCCCTGCTGGTCGAGTCCGGTGTAGTTCAGCAGATCTGAGGCGAACTCCTCGGCGAGTGGTATGGCCTGCTGCTCATAGATGGCCTTCTTTGCCTCTTTGGCGTTCTCGTATTTGCTCTGGCCGTAGTAGAGGTCAATGGGCAGATGGTAGACGAAGCAGAGGGCCGTGATGCTTTCTTTGTGGCTGGCGAGGATGTCAAGGTCGACGGGCTTGTTGCCGAGCTGGTGCACCTCGATGGCGGTGCGCAGCGCTTTGGTCTTGTTGAAGCTCTTGTCTCCGTTGAACTCGCGCTCGATGCTGTCCGCGTCGGCCGGCAGGATGCCGTTCTGGTCCCTGGCGGGCGTGATGATGCTGGCCGGGCCTCCGTTCTCGAGGCTCTTGTCCTCGCGTCTCATGCCCTTGTCCATGATGTGGAGGTAGAGCGCGGCTGCTACGATCTTGGAGGTACCGAAGAAGTCGTCCTCGTTGAGGCTGTAGCCGAAGGACTCGAAGACCTTGCCGTCCAGCTCTATTTCGCCTCCTGGGGTGTTGATGAGCTTGATGCCTCGGAGCGGCTGGAGCAGTCCGCCCGTCTGGATCTCGACCTTGTGGCCTGGCAGGACGTGCATGCCCACCTTCGGGTCGATGCGGCGGTCCTTGCCCTTGAGCAGCGGAGCGTAGACGAAGGCGTCGTCAAAGAGGAGACGGTTGACGGCCCAGGCCTTGCCGAAGCGCTTGAGGTTGTAGCGGTCGTTGGGCTTGCGCAGCGCGTCAATGAGCCAGTGGTTCTCGACGTACTTGTACGTCCCGTCCGGCATGAGCTGGCGGAGCTCCAGGTAGCGCATGATGTCTCCGACGTTGTCGGCGATGTAGTCGATGACTCCGTTGACCGGCGCCATGGTCTCGTAGGCGTTCTTGATCTCCTCGCGCCCCATCGGGACGAGGGCAGGGAGCTTGAGGCCCTTGAAGGCGTTCTGGATGAGCTTGAAGTATTCGTTGTCTTTGTTCTCGCTGTCGTAGTAGCCCTTGAGCTCGACGAGGTCCGTCTGGGCTTGCTTGAGGGCTGCGAGGTTCTGCTTGCTGATGAAAGGTGCCATGTGCTTGTGTTTGATGCGAATTTATAGCTATTTATGCGCTCGGGGCTTGTTTCGGTGGTACATCTTTTTGACGTCTACGGCTCCGGCTGGATGCCTTGCCGTCTGAGGTGGCTCGTGACGCCGTAGTTGATGGCGTCCATCGCGTGGTCGTTGCCGTCCTGCGGGACGTCGGTGAAGGCGTCGGCATCGCGCGGATCCGGCAGCCAGCTGTAGGCTGTGACCTCGTCTCTGATGGGTTCGCCGATGTACTTGACGCGGAAGCCCTGGAGGTAGCCGATGCGGCCGGTCTTGTCTTTGTTGTTGGCCCCGAAGGCGTTGATGCCGTATGCGGTCCTGAGCGCCTTGATGTGCTCGGGTCTTGCTGGATCGCAGTAGACGATGCAGTCCTCTGGCTTGTAGTCAAGAGTGGCAGCATCCTCGGTGATTGCGCGCGCGACGTCTCCAGGCTGCATGCCGGTCTTGTAGGCGAGCAGACGGACGTAGAGCGTGCCGGTGTGTGGCTCGTAGCACATACGCACCAGCGCGTCGGCGTCGCCGCTGAAGCCCCAGTCGTTGGCGTACCATTGCGGCAGGCCGTTGGGGTATTGCTCCGGAGTGATCTCCTCCCAGCCCTGGTAGATGAGGCCCGCCTTGCGGATAAGCCACTGGCCGTCGTAGAGGTGGGCGTACTTGTCCGGGTTCTCGACGCGCATGATGGCCACCTTGTCGAGGAAGCTCTGGTTGAGGTTGACGCGGTTGTCCTCCCAGGTCGTGTGGATGTAGGTGACGTCGCCCTTGACTCCGTTGTAGTCGTAGGCGACGCCGGGCTCCTGGAAGAAGCGCCGGTAGATCCAGTGCGAGATGTCGTCAGGGTTGAGCACGATGATGACTCTGTTGAGCGCGTCCTTCTCGCGGATGGAGTCGTCGATGGTGTCGAACATGCTCTCGCTCATGAGCTCCTGGGCTTCGTCGAGGACCCAGGTCTTGATGCGGTTGAGGGACTTGAGCTTTGCGATCTGGTTCTTGCTGGACTGCTGCAGCCCTCGGAACCATACGCGCCCGCCGGTGGCTTTGTTCTGGACGTCGCGCCGGTGGACGATGAAGGCGTTGCGGCATCCTCCGATGTCCATCTTCTCGGTGTACTCCGGGATGATTGACACCTCGGCGCTCGTTAGGTTCCAGCGGGTGTAGAGGATGTTGTAGCCGTCGTCGTAGGTGCTGTCGAGGATGCTGCACGCGAGCGCGTAGGACTTGCCGGATCCGCGGCCTCCCGTCACGATGGTGTAGCGGGTGGTCGCCTCTCGCAGTGGCTTATATTTCGCGCTGAGCTTGTAGGGCATGTCAGTCTTCTGGGCTGTACTCTCTGGCCTCGTCGTTGAGCGCTGCTGGGTCGTCCTCGTAGACGATGCGCGGGCGGGTGACGGTGGCGTTGATGTCCAGCTGGTTGTGCTCGACGTAGCCGCGGTCCTTGCCCTTGCAGGAGAGCAGGAACTTGATGGCCTGAGTGTCGCCGCTCTGGATGTTCTTGAAGAGAGCCGTCTCGGCCATGTCGAGTGCGCGCTCCTGGGCTTCGTTGCAGGCCTCGTCGAACTCCGGGTCGTCCTGACGCCAGCGCCAGATCGTGCTCCGGTACTCAATGCCTACGGCGGCCATAGCCGGGCCCATTATGCCGGCCGACTTTTTGAGCGCGGCGACATAATTGGCCTTCATCAGGGCTTTGGCTTTTTTCGTTAGGTGTTGTCCTCGTTTCATTGCTTTTGGGTTTGGTCGCTGTCCCATGCGAAGCCTGAGCCGAAGAGGCCGCGGGCGCAGAGGTCAGCGAATATGGGCTCGCGGAGTCCGTAGCGCTTCGTGAGCTCTGCTGGCCCGATGCGCTTCGTGCCCTCCTCGATGGTGTTGTTGTGTTCGTCGTAGATGCAGTAGTCGACGTCATCCCGGCCGATGCAGCAGCCCAGGGAGACGGTGACTGTCTTGCCGTATTTGCGTGACGCCTGGACGGCGAGCTCGCGGGCGTAGAGGTTGAGGGTGAGGTCGGCTTTGGTGCCGTCTTTGGTCCATGGTGATCCGCCGCCGATGCGGCAGTTGCCTCCGTAGAAGTCGACGGCGAGCTTGCGTCCGGTCGTGCCGGCGTCTGCCATCGCGCTGTGCTGCTTGTAGCTGCCGGTGCCGTTGATGATGATCTCTGTGTCCTCTGTCACTCCGAGGCCGAGGAGATAGTCTTTGATGCCGTCAATGCTCAGCGGTGTGATGAGCGGGATGGCGACGATGATCTTGTCGATGTGGTAGGCTTCGTCCAGGACGACCTGGGTCTTGATGTCAATGCCCCATCCGAGCTCCGGATGCGCTTTGGCCTTCTGGTAGAGCTTGCCGCCGATGTAGCGCGCGAGGGCGTGGTCCTTCGGGAGTCGGTCGCTGTCCTCCGGGTCGTTGACGGCGTAGCCGAAGAAGATGCCCTGGTCGCCCCATCCGTCGGTGTCGACTCCTTGCTTGATGTCGGGGCTCTGGACGGAGATGTTGGTGATGACTCTGAGGCCCTTGGACCAGATGGCGTCGTCGCCCCAGATGCGGTGGTACTCGTCGTTGTAGCCTATCTGGTCGAGCGCCTGAGCGACGAAGGCCGCGAGCTCGTTGGCGATGAAGCCCTGGCGGCTTGTGATCTCGCCGGCGAGGCTGACGATGTTGCCCTTGATTTGGACCTCAAGGGCGAAGCGTGTGAGCGGGTCTCTCTCGAGGTATCTGTCGAGGATGTATTCGCTGATGTAGTCTGCGGTCTTGTCGGGGTGCCCGAGGCTGACCCATTCGGAGATTTGTTTCATGCTTGTTGTCTTTGTGCTTTGAGGCCGGTGAGCTTTTCCCATCGGTCGATGATTACGTCGCAGTATTTTGGATCGAGTTCTATGGTTCGGCACCGGCGGCCCAGCTGCTCGCAGGCGATGAGGGTCGTGCCAGATCCGCCGAAGATGTCCAGGACGATGCCGCCCTTCTGGGTGCTGTTCTTGATGAGCGCGCCTATCATCGGCACCGGCTTCATGGTTGGATGCTCCTCGCTTCTGAGCGGCTTGTCGTATCTGAGCGCTGTCGTCGGGATGCCGTTCTCGTCGAAGATCTCCCTGAGCAGATTGCGGCATTCGTTGAGGCTCATCTGCTCGATGGGCTTCTGGCCGTCGATGATCGTGCTGTTGCGCCGGCTCTCGCTGAAGTAGTGGCCGGCTCCTGGCTTCCATCCGTAGACGCAGTTCTCGTGCTGCCATTGGTAGTCCTGGCGCCCGAGGGTGAAGGTGTTCTTGACCCAGATGAGCATCTGCTTGTAGAGCCAGCCCGCGTTCTCGTAGGCTTCGATGCAGGCGTCAATCTCAGAGCTCCCCATCCAAATGTACGCCGGTGCGCCGTCCTTGCATACTGCGAAGGCGGTGCTGAAGGCGTCTGTGAGGAATGATCTGAATGCTGCGTCTGCCATGTTGTCGTTCATTATCTTGCGGTCGTCGGTTCCGCACTGGTAGTCTTTGTCTGCATAGTCCTCGCCCTTTTGGCCGTAGTTCACGTTATAGGGTGGATCCGTCATCAGCAGATCCGCCTGGGCTCCCCCCCCCTCCTGCATGAGCGTTTCGATCGCCTGCAGATCCGTGCTGTCTCCGCAGATGAGGACGTGCTCGCCGAGGCGGATGATGTCGCCTCGTTTGGTCTTTGGCTCCTTCTTGGAGTTGAGGATCTTGCTCGGGTCGTAGTTGTCGTCCACGGCCTCCTTTGTGCCCTTTGGCGCTTCCGGCAGGCTGATGCCCATGTCCTGGAACTCGAACTCGCCCCAGTCCTCCTTGAGGGCTTTGACGTCGAACTTGCCGAAGCTGCTGTTGTCCTTCAGGACGATGGCCTTGAGCTGGTCGGCCGGCGTCCCTTCCGGGATGACGGCGCAGACCATCTCGTCCCATCCGAGCTGCTCGGCTGCGGCCCTTCGCATGTTGCCGCCCAGGACGACGTAGCGGCCGTCGTGCTTGACGACCACGGCGCCTCGGGCTTCCGCCAGGAGCGGAGTCTCGCGCATGGACTTGGCGAGGTTCTTGAGCTCCTTGTCGGTCCAGTCGCGTGGGTTCGCCGGCAGTCCTGGGATCTGGCCGGTGTTGCCGTCGAGCTCACTGAGAGCGACGGTCTCGAATGTCACTGCTGTCTTCATGTTGTTTGTAGTCTGTTGAGGTTCCTGACGTAGTAGGCGATGCGCTCTGTGGCATCCGCCCGTATGGACTGGCCGTGTCGTGCGGCGCTGACCGTCCGCCTGTCAAGGTGGCAGGCTCTGGCGATCTCGCCATTGCTCCGCCCGCTGAGGTGTATGAGGCCCGCCAGCTCGCTGAGTCTTCGCTCCTCGTTGTTGACGAATTCGGCCTCGGTTATTTGCTTATTTTCCGGCATCGCGCGTGTAAGGTTGTTACTTTATGCTGCCGCTCACGTCGCAAATGTACGAATTTTTGCTCATATTGTGAGCATTTCGCAGACTTTTAATGTATTGAAGCAGTGCGGTCTGCGTGTTTCCCTTCTCTCCGATAGCCCTGCGGACTCTTTCGTCTACGGTTCCGATTGCTGTCAATTCGTACACCAGCACTGGCTTTTCCTGCCCTTGACGGTATAATCTGGCGTTTGCTTGCTGGTATTGCTCGAGGTTCCAGGTCGGAGTGTACCAGACAATGATGTGGCCTCCTTGCTGCATGTTGAGTCCGTATGCGACGCTGGCGGGGTGTGCTATGAGCACGCGGATCTGTCCGGAGTTCCATCTTGCGAGCGTCTCGGGCTCGCCGCTGAAGGTCTCGGGCTTGTATGATCTGAGCGTTTCGAGGATCCGCTCCTTTTCGCTCTGATAGGCGTAGTAGACCAGCACGGGTTCGTCGGTGCTCTCGATGATGTCTTCGAGCGCTTCGAGCTTTGCCCTGCTGACCTCATGGAAGTGGTGGTCTTCGTCGTAGACGCTGCCTCCGGTGAACTGCAGGAGCTTGTTGGTGAGGGCTGCTGCTGTGACGGCCTGGATGTCTTCGCCCTCCAGCTGCATGACTTGCTCGCGCTCGAATTCCTGGTAGGCTCGGAACTCATCAGGAGGGAGTGCTATGTCGGTACCGGCTTGGATGAAGTCCGGCAGTTCCAAATAATCGGCCGCCTGCATGCTCAGGCATACGTCCGCGAGCGCACGCGTGATGCGTTCTCTGCTTCCGGGTCTTGGGATCCACTCGTAGACGACGGCTCCGTTGCGTCGTCCTTCGCGGAAGTAGTCGTGGCGGTATGCTGTCAATGTCGGCCCGAGTCTCTTGCCTCGGTCTATCAGATACGCCTGGGCCCAGAGGTCCATCAGTCCGTTGGGTGAGGGTGTGCCGGTCAGCTCGACGAGCCTCCGGATGAATGGCCGCACTTTCCGCAGAGCCTTGAAGCGCTTGCTCGCCGGGTTCTTGAAGCTGCTGCTCTCGTCGAGGACTACGGTGTCAAACGGCCAGCCCTCCTTGATGTATCGCATGACGATCCAAGTCGTGAGGTCGCGGTTGATGACGTAGATGTCGGCGTCCGCCTGGAGTGCTTTCTCTCGTTGGGCCGGTGTGCCCATGACGACGGAGATCCGCATATCCTTGAGATGGTCCCATTTGGACGCCTCGCTGCTCCATGTATTCTGTGCCACCGACTTTGGTGCGATGACCAGGATGCGCTGTGCTTCGAGGTAGTCGTGGACGAGCTCGTCGAGGGCTGTGAGTGTGGCGACGGTCTTGCCGAGGCCCATGTCCAGGAAGAGGGCGCAGTAGCGGTTGTCGATGACGAAGTCAGTAGCTCGCCTCTGGTATGCGTGCGGCTCGTATTTCATCGTGCTGCTCTCCTTTCGACGATCTCGTATTTGGCGAGGAAGATGAAGTCCTCCAGCTTCTCGGACGAGTCGATGACGTAGACGGTCTGGCCGAGGTCGCGCAGCTGCTTGTGCGCGAGCTCCTGGAGTCCTTCGGGTTTCTTGCCTGAGCTCTTGAGCTCGATGAAGTAAATGAGCCCGGTCGGCAGGATGACTATTCTGTCGGGCATCCCGCGGTGGAACTGGCTCGAGTGTTTGAGGGCTATGCCTCCGAGTTTCTTGACCTCTTGGACCAGCCTGGCCTCGATGGTCTTTTCGCTTTCCTGCTTTTTCATGATTGTGTGTTTTGTTTCTGGTCCTTTGGGACAATGGGACTCACGCGCGCACGCGTGTACACTATGTGCCCATTAGGCGTACATTTACATCCTAATTCGTGATTTAGTGTTTTTCTCCAAAAATATTGTCCCATTGTCCCATTTTGCTATAATTCATTGTCTTTCAGTCCCTTGCTATGGGACAATAAACGGGACAATAAACGGGACAATATTTCGGATTGTCCCGTTTTTCGTGGGACAATATTTTGCATTGTCCCGTTGTTGTCCCATGGATTGTCCCATATATTGTCCCATCATTTCCGGCCCTTTTTCCGTGCTCGTTTTGTCCTCAGATCCTTGCCTTCGTGGTAGGGCATGTGCGTGACGTGGAAGCCTTCGCAGTCCTCGCATTTGTAGACTGATCCGACGTTCTTGTGGAGTCGTCTTATGTTGGCCAGCGCTCTCTGAGCGTCGTCCCTGGTTGCGAAGGTCTCCTTGCCACATTTGCAGAATTGCCTCTTGTTCATCGCTTGACTCTGAATGTCCACTGACGACCGTAGGCCTCGTTGTATTGACGGCCGAGGCACTCGAGGCGCGGGTTGTTTCTGAGGATCTGGTTGATCTCCTTTGTCCGGTACCGGGTCCTCTCGTCCATCCTCTCGCCGAGGCACTCCGTCAGGATCTCGACGGCGGTGATGGTGTCTCTGAGCATGCCTTCGTCGGTCGGGTCTATCTGGGCTCCGATGCGGTAGTAGTCGGCGCGCTGCTGGCGCGTCAGTGCCTGCCAGCTCGTAGGGATCCGGCGGTCGAGGAAGTTGTCGATGACTCCGATGCGGTCGTCTGCGGCCAGCTCGTTGTGCTCCTCCTGCAGCAGGCGTGCCTGATGCTCGAGCTCGGAGCTGAGGTAGAGCTTCTCGCCCTGGACGAAGTAGTGGTTGGCCTCGGCCCATATCTGGTCGCGCTCGGCGGGGAGCTGGCGCCATACGTCCTTGGTGACGATGTCGGCTCCGCACTCGACGCTCCAGAAGCGGCGGTTGCCGGTGTCGCCTTTGAGGAAGGCCTTCTCGTTGGTCGTGGCGAAGAATATGCACTGGCGAGGGTAGATCTCGGTCTTGCGTCCGTAGGCCGGGCGGTAGCTGTCCTCCTGCTTGGAGATGAAGGCCTTGTAGGCCTCGTTGGTGCTTTTCTTGTAATTGGTCAGCTCGCCGATCTCGATGAGCCATTTGCCGTGGACTTGCTCCATGGCCTCTTTGCCCTCGATGCTCGTGAGGCTGTCGTTGAACCAGTCGCCGCCGAGCTCTCTGATGAGGCTGCTCTTGCCGATGCCCTCCGGGCCGATGAGTGTGAGGATGTAGTCGTACTTGATGCCCGGGCGCATGACGCGTGCTACGGCTGCGACGAAGTGCTTGCGCGTCATCGCGCGGACGAGCTCAAGCGTGCCGCCATTCGAGATGGTGATGTCGCCAGTGCCACCGCACGTGCCGTCCAACTCGAGCGCACCGCTGACGACTTGCACCGCACCACCATTGTCAATCGCCGCACCCTCATTCGACAATGTCACGAAGCCACGCGTCTTGAATGTGCTGTTCGCACTCACGACGACGCGATTCGACGTACTAAGCGCACTTTCCGCATCCGCCCCGCCGAAGTAGGTCACCGTCTTGCCGTCGGGAACGACATAGGGGTTCGCGTTCGGCGCGGCACCGAAGATCGGCTGGCTGTTCGGATCATACGCAACCTCGTCAAGGCGGAC